GGATTGAATGGACCAGCGAGCCCGCGCTGCGCATGGCCAACCCGAACTTCGGCATCAGCGTAGACGCCGATTTTTTGCGTGGTCAGCAACGCGAAGCCGTCGACAACCCCCGCAAGCAGAACACCTTCAAAACCAAACACCTCAATATCTGGTGCGCGGCAGCCTCGCCCTGGCTCAATCTACACAAGCTGCAGCAGGCCGCCGACGAAGCGCTTAGTCTGGATGATTTTGTCGGCGAAACCTGTTGGGACGGCCTCGATCTGGCATCCAAAATTGATATCGCCAGCCGCGTCAAGCTGTTCCGAAAAGAGATCGAAGGCCAGTACCACTACTACGCGTTCAGCAAAAATTACGTGCCTCAGTCCGCCGTCGACGCGTCAGAAAACGCCCACTACCAGGACTGGGTGACGCGCGGCGAGATGACCGCCACCGCCGGTAACATGATCAACCTCAAACAAATTGAGGAAGAGCTGATCGCCGACGCTGAAAAGTTTGTAGTCAGCGAGGTCGCGCTGGACGCCTGGGGTGCGCGCGAGATGGCGCCCAGTTTGATGGAGCAGGGCTTCACCGTGATCGACGTGCCTATGCAATTACGCTACCTGAGCGAGCCCATGAAGCACATTCAAGCGCTGGTCGAAGACGGCCGCTTTCACCATGACGGCAACCGTGCGTTTATCTGGATGCTGAGCAATGTAGAAGTCTATCCCGACCGCTACGAGCGGATTTTTCCGAGAAAACAGCGTGCAGAAACCAAGATTGATGCCGCGGTGGCGCTGATTCTGGCGATGGGCCGCGCGATGCTGAACACAGAACACGGTTTCAGCCTGGATGAATTCCTCGCCAACCCCATCATCGTTTAAAAATTTCGCGGTGGTCCGTAGTTAGAGCCCGCCTTTGAGCGGGCTCTTTTTTTGGACAGCCGGGATTAAAAAAGGAAAGCGTTGCCACCTTATGCCATTGCCGTGCTGGCCCTGCTTGCCGGCTGGTGCTTGCTGGGCGCCGGCGTGTTTTTGCTGGCCGGGCTCGGCTGGTCACTGGTCTGCGCGGCCGTGCCCTTCATTGTTTTAAGCCTGATTTTATTTAGAGGGCTGGTGCATGCAGCAGACACAGAACCATAAAAAAAGCACCCTGGTATCAGTACTCAGGCGCGGCGTGATGGCCTCGATTGGCACGGCCGAAAGCGGATTTTTCCCGCGCTGGGGGTGGAATACCGGCGAGAGCTGGTCAGGCAAGTCAGTCACCGTTGATTCGGCGCTGCAGAACGACGCCGTCTGGTCCTGCGTCAAGCTGATTTCAGAGGCCGTATCCACGCTACCGCTGGGCCTGTACCGGCGCGTGAAGGACGGCGGGCGTGAAATGGCCGCCGATCACCCGCTGTACGACATCTTGCACAACAGCCCGAGCGCCCGCATGTCAGCGGTGAATTACTGGCAGGCCGTCAGCGCCGCCCTGCTGCTGTGGGGCAACAGCTACAGCGAGATAGTGCGCAATGGAACGCGTGTAACCGCCCTGGAATTTTTAAAGCCGCACCTGATGCGGCTGGCCTACAGCCAAAAAGGAGAGCTGGAGTACCACTACGCGCAGGACGGCAAGACGCGGCAGATAGCGCACGCCGACATGATGCATATCAAGTCGTTTTCACTAGACGGCGAGGTCGGCCTGTCCGCCATCCAGTACGGGCGCAACGCCATAGCCCGCGCGCAGGCGACCAATCAGGCGAGCGACGAAACCTTCAAGGAAGCGACACGGGCCAGCGGCATTGTTACCGTCGACGCGGTACTCAAGCCCGAGCAGCGCGAGGCGATACGCCAGCACGTAGCCACCGTGTCCAAGGATGGCGGCGTCTACGTGCTGGAAAAAGGCGCCGGCTTTGCCGGGCTGCGCTTCAACCCGGTCGACGCCGAGCTGATCGCCAGCCAGAACCTGTCGATAGAAACGATATGCAGAATTTTTCGGGTTCCGCCCGTGATGATCGGCCACGGCGACAAGGCCAGCAGCTGGCCGACCAGCACAGAGGCGCAGGGCGCGCTGTTCGTGCGCTATGTGCTGCGCGCCTGCCTGACCGGTATTGAGCAGGAGATAAGCCGCTCACTGCTAACAAACCGCGAGCGGGAGACTTACTTTGCCAAGTATGCGATTGAAGGCCTGCTGCGCGGATCAAGCGCGGAGCGCGCCGCTTTTTATGTCGCGCTTGCCAGCAACGGGATCATGACGCGCGACGAAATAAGGGCGCTTGAAGACTTGCCGGCCATGGGCGGCAACGCTGGGGTTTTGACGGTACAGAGTGCAATGATTTCTCTCGAAAAAATGAATGAAGGCACCAACGCCGCCGCGCAGGGCGCCAAGCAGGCGCTGCTGACCTGGCTGGAGATTGCAAACCATGAGCGTGCGGCTGAGCCGGCGTGAAATGCAGCAGATCGCCGCTAGACGTTTTAACGCGACGCGCGCGTTGTTTAAAGAAGCGGGCTTTGCATTTCACCGCATTCGCCGCGTCGGCGTACCAATGCTGCGTTACTCCTGCATCCGCAACGATCTGACCGAGGAGTTCGACACGCTGGCCGACGCGAAGGTGTGGCTGGCGCAGCACCGGGCCAAAAAGGCGGCATTGGAGGCCGGCAATGCATGAGGAAAACCCGCGCTGCTGCACCGACTGCGCGCATGTCAGCACCAGCGGCGGCGAGTCCTATAAGCGCATGGTCGCCTTCGGTTTTTTTGGCTGCAAGTTAATGACGCCGGCCGAGTTCCAGTCGCCCGGCTGGGCGCGCACCTGCTGCCTGTTTGAGCGCGCCGCGCCGCAGCCTGCGCTGGCCGGCCAGCCCGCCGCCGATCTGTTCAATTTTTGAAAAGGAAAGACACCATGCGAAACCGCCACGCCATGCCGCAGGCGCGCCAGGCAGACCAGCCGGCCGGGCTGCAGTGGGAGCTCAAGCCGCAGGCGCTAGAGCGCTGGGCGCCCGACCTGATGGCCGCCGCCGACCCCGTGGACAACACGATTTCCATGTTCGACCCCATCGGGCAAGACTTCTGGACCGGCGAGGGCGTGACCACCAAGCGCATCGCCGCCGCACTGCGCACCATCGGGCCGAAAAACGATGTAACGGTGCTTCTGAATTCTCCCGGCGGCGACGTTTTCGAGGGCCTGTCCATCTACAACCTGCTGCGTGACCACAAAGGCAGCGTCACCGTCAAGGTGCTCGGTCTGGCCGCGTCGGCGGCATCCATCATCGCCATGGCCGGCGACGAGGTGCTGGTCGCCCGCGCCGGTTTTTTAATGATCCACAACACCTGGGCTGTCGCCGTGGGCAACCGCAACGACTTGCGCGATATGGCCGACACGCTGGAGCCCATCGACGCCGCCATGGCAAGCATCTACACCGCGCGCTCTGGCCTTGAAACCAAGGCCGTGCAAAAGATGATGGACGCCGAAACCTGGATAGGCGGCCCCGCCGCCGTAGACCAGGGCTTTGCCGACGGCTTTCTACCCGCCGATGCAGTCACCAAAGACAAGGGCAAGGCCAGCGCCGGCCGGGCCGCCGACCACCGGCTTTACGTGGCCCTGGCCAAGGCCGGCATGCCGCGCGGCGAGCGCCTCGCGCTGATCAACGAATACAAGTCCGGCACGCGCGACGCTGCCGGCGACGGCACGCGCGACGCTGCCGTAGTCGGCACGCGTGACGCTGCCGTGGCGAGAGAACTGTTGGCCGCTGTGCGGTCTATTAACCCCAATTTGTGAAGGAGTCCCATCATGGGCAAGGAAGTTTTAGAGCTTGAAGACGTCAAGGACGCGATTGAAAAACTTGGCGAACAGGTCAACGCATCCCACGACAAGGTCAAGGAACTCGCTGAGAAAGCGATGGCCGACGCCAAGAGCGGCAATACCATGGCCGCGCAAATGAAGCGCGATGTCGACGAGGCGCTGACCAAGGCGAACGAAAAAACCGCAGAGCTGCGCGCCGACCTGCACGCCCTGGAGCAGCGGCAGGCCGCCATTTACTCCGGCGGCGGCGGGCAGCGCCCCAAAACCATCGGCGAGCAGGTGGTCGAGTCCGACGGCTACAAGAGCCTCATGGGCGCCAAGGGCGGGCGCGGCTCGATGGGCCTGACGATCAACGCCGCCATCACGTCAACGACCGCCGGCGGGCTAATCCAGCCGCTACATGAAACGCAGCCCGTCAGCCTGCCCAAGCGCCGTTTTGTGATACGTGATTTGCTGAACGTCATCCCTATTACTACCAGCAGCGTCGACTATCCCAAAATGACCGCGCGCACCAACCTGGCCGCGCCGGTGGCCGAGTCGGCCGCCAAGCCTTACAGCGACTATGTGTGGGCCAACGCGACCGCCGTCGTGCGCACCATCGCCCACTTAGCGAAAATCACGCGGCAGGCCATGGACGACGCGCCCCGGCTGGTGGCCGAGGTGGACTCGGAGATGCGCTACGGCCTGGGCCTGGTCGAGGAAGCGCAGATCCTGAGCGGCAGCGGCACCGGCCAGAACCTGCTCGGCATTTTGCCGCAGGCCACGGCTTACGCCGCGCCCTTTGTCCTGGCCACGCCCACCAGCATTGACCTGCTGCGCATGGCCATGCTGCAGACCGCGCTGGCGCTGTATCCGGCCGACGGCATCGTGCTAAGCCAGATCGACTGGGCGCGCATCACCCTGACAAAAACGACCGACGGCGCCTACCTGTTCAGCAACCCGCAAAGCACCGTCACCAACATGCTGTGGGGCCTGCCTGTGGTGGATACGCCGGCGATGGCGGCCGACGCCTTTCTGGTCGGCAATTTCGCGATGGGCGCCACGCTGTACGACCGCATGGCCGTGGAGCTGCTGATCAGCACGGAGAACGTTGACGACTTCGAGAAAAATCTCGCAACGATGCGCGCGGAGGAACGCATCGCTTTGGCCGTCAAGCGGCCTTTGAGCTTTGTGGTTGGCGACTTCGGCCTGCTGCCCTAACCCCGCCCGACCCTAACCGGCCCGCTTAAGCAGCGGGCTTTTTTTTGGAGAAACCATGAAAGTCAAACTCATTAAATCCTTCCTGGTCGGCGCGGACAACCTGAGGCCCACGCGCGCCGGCAGCACGGTGGACGTGCCCGACGGCGAGGGCAAAGAACTGATTGCCGGCGGTATGGCCGAGGCCGCCGGCGACGGGCCAGACGATCCGGTTAAACCCGCCGCAGCGCCGCCAGTTACCGGCACCGGTACCGGCACCACGGCCGGCACCGTGCACCAACCTATTCAGGAGGCCACCACCAAAAAGTAAGCCGCAGCAACCCTCACCCGAGCAACCCCCTATGGAAATCACCATCCACGTTTTCATGCACTCCCCGAGCACCGACGCCGACTTCCGCGTCCAGCTCGACAAGATTTCCCGTCAACTAACCCACACCGAAAGAAACATCATGACCGCAATTTCAGACTTCGCCGCCGCCCAGAAGGCCCATAACGACCGTATTGACGCCGCGCTAACCGGGCTATCCGGCGACATTGACACGCTCAATGCCACCATCGCCACGCTGCAAAGCACGCAGGGCACCATCACCGCCGAAGACCAGGGCCTGCTCGATACCCTGCAGGCCCAGGGCGAGGCGCTGTCCGCCCGCATCGAAGCCGCTGACGCGCTGACGCCGCCCGTTGTACCGGTAACGCCCACCGTCTAAGCCGCCGCGCGCACCATGCACCCGCTTGAGCTGCAGCTGCTGCACGCCCTGCACCTGGGCGCCGGCAGCGCGCGCACCTTATGCCGCCAGACCACCGCGGAGCGCGACGGCATCGAGGAGAGCGTCGCTATCGGGCACCTGAAAAATTTGTACCGGCTGGGCTACGCGCACCTGCGTAAAAGCCGCTATGCCATCACGCCCGCCGGCCGCGCGTTTTTGAGCAACGCGCCGGGACCGGCCCTGCCGCCGCCGCTTCACAACAACGCCACCACCGGCGATTACTACATGCCGCCCGCCTGGGCCCCGACCCGGCCCGGCGCGACTGATTTTCTGGCCTGCCGCAGTCTGGCCAGCGAATGGAAAGAGCCTAAATGCTAGTCACCCCAGCCCAGGCCAAGGCACACGTTCACCGCGAGGCCAGCTACCCCGACGAGCAGATCCTGCCCTATCTGCTGGCCGCTGAAGCCAAGGCGCAATCATTCATGAATCGTCGTGTGTTTGCCGACCAGTCCACGCTCGATGCCGCCGTGGCCGCCGCTCCCGCCGCGCTGGCCGCAGCCGGCACCGCTTACGCCGCCGCCGTGCTGGCCTATGACGCGGAAATGGACCCCGTCCTGCGCGGCGTGCAGCAGGCCTATGCCGCCAGTGTGTACAGCACCGCACAGTTTGCCGCGCGCGAGACGCTGGCCGGCATGGTCATCAGCGACCAGATCCGCGCCGCCATCCTGGTGATTTTTGAGCACCTGTACGCCGAGCGCGGCGAGGCCACCATGCCGCTGGGCAGCGAGTACCTGCTGTGGGATTACCGCGTTGGGCTGGGGGTGTAGCGTGCGATTGAAGTCTGAGCCGGGCGGCCCATTTTATTTTGTCTGGCACGCGGCATGGTGTGAATCGCCTCGTTACGTGGTATGGGTGGACGATGAAACTGCCCAGTGGTGTCAGCATTTGCAGCCGCTGCAGGTCAGTAGCGGCGAAATTGCCAAAGTCATTCACCAGGCGCGTCGAATTGATATTTTCACCGAGCGCCGCCTAGTGATCATCGATTCGGTTGAAGGGTCAGAGGCCGAATCGCTAAGTGCGGCTCAGCTGGAAAGCTGCTCCTAAAAATGGCCATCAAGATCCGCCCCGGCGA